CTTTTGATCTCAACTCTCTGTATCCTCATCTCATTATGCAGTACAACATCTCGCCCGAAACCCTTCTTGACAAGAGACATCCAACGGTTACAGTTGATAAGATCCTTGAGAAGAAAGTAGAGATTGATGGTGAGTATGCTGTGTGTGCTAATGGAGCTCAGTATCGTAAAGATAAGCACGGGTTCTTGCCACAAATGATGAAGAAGATGTATGACTCTCGTGTTATATTCAAGAAGAGAATGATCAAGGCAAAGCAACAGTACGAGAAGACTCCTACTGTTGAACTTATGAAAGAGATTGCTCGTTGCAATAACATCCAGATGGCAAAGAAAATTTCTTTGAACTCTGCTTATGGTGCTATCGGTAACGAACACTTTAGATACTTTCGTCTTGCTAATGCTGAGGCAATTACATTGTCTGGTAAAGTATCCATTCGTTGGATTGAGAGTAAGATGAACGGATACCTAAATAAACTTCTTTCTACAGAGGGAGTGGATTATGTTATCGCATCTGACACTGACTCAATTTATCTTAATCTCGAACCTCTTGTTGATAAATTTTTTGGTGCTAAGTCTAGCGACAAAGCAGCAATTGTGGGGATACTTGACAAGATCTGTCAGGAAAAACTGGAACCATTTATTGAAGAATCTTATCAGGAACTTGCGGATTACGTTGCGGCGTATGATCAAAAGATGAGTATGAAGCGTGAGAACATCGCTGACCGTGGTATCTGGACTGCGAAGAAGCGTTACATTCTAAACGTATGGGACAGTGAAGGCGTTAGATATAAAGAACCAAAGATGAAAATCATGGGTCTGGAGACTGCTCGTTCTTCTACTCCAGCTTATTTCAGGGATAAATTGTATGCAGCGTTTAAGATTATTATCGGCAAGACAAATGATGAACTTATCAATTTCATCAATGTTGTGCGAGCAGAGACCAGACTGCGACCTTACGAAGAAGTTGCCTTCCCCAGAGGCGTTAACAACTTGGCAAAATATCGCCACCCAATTGAAATTTACCAGAAAGCAACACCCATTGCGGTAAGAGGTGCTCTACTCTATAATCACTATGTCAAAAAACATAAGGTAGAACACAAGCATCCTCTCATTCAAGAAGGTGAAAAAATCAAGTTCATGTATCTCAAGACACCAAACCCATTGCATGAGAATGTAATTAGTTTCTTTGGCAAGTTGCCTAAGGAGTTTGGCATTGAAAAGTATGTGGACTATCAAACACAATTTGAAAAGTCTTTTCTCGAACCACTCAAAAAGGTGCTAGAATGTGTTGGATGGCAACATGAGAAAACCATTACTATTACGAGTTTTTTTGAATGAGTAAAAGAATCTTTGTTGTGACATGGACTAATCATCTTGTCGGTCAAGTAGGACCAGAGGACATCAAGTGCTTTGAGGACTACAAAACTGCCTGTGGGTTTGCTAAACTCATGGGTCAGTCTTATAATTATGTAAACTTTTACGAGGAGAATGTAAATCAATGGGATTCCTAGATACAGTAATTAAGGATAGCGGCAATGAGTTTGCTAGTCGTGTTAGTGAAGGGGTTGCTGCTGGCGACATTACATCTTACGTTGATACTGGTTCTTACATCTTTAATGCCTTGGTTAGTGGTTCTTTGTTTGGAGGTTTACCCGCCAATAAAGTTACTGCCTTGGCTGGAGAATCAAGCACTGGCAAGACTTTTTTTGCTCTCAGCGTCGTTAGTAATTTCCTTGCTGATAATCCTACGGGTGGAGTCATTTATTTTGAGTCTGAATCTGCTATCTCGCGTGATATGATTGAGACTCGTGGTATTGACAGTTCACGTATGATCATCATGCCTGTTGCAACTATTGAAGAGTTCAGGACACAAGCTTGTCGTATCTTGGACAAGTATATGAAAGAACCTAAAGACGAAAGAGTTCCTATGCTGTTTGTGTTAGACTCTCTTGGTATGCTTTCGACATCTAAGGAGATGGAAGACGTTGCTAATGACAAGCAGGTCCGAGACATGACCAAGAGTCAGTTGATCAAGGGTGCTTTTCGTGTGCTTACCCTCAAACTGGGACAGGCATCTGTTCCTATGATTGTTACCAACCATACATATGATGTTATCGGTTCTTATGTTCCGATGAAAGAAATGGGCGGGGGAACAGGTCTTAAGTATGCTGCTTCCACGATCATTTATCTTGGTAAGAAGAAAGAGAAAGATGGTACTGAATTAGTAGGTAACATCATCAAGTGTGAGGCAAAGAAATCTCGTTTAACAAAAGAAGGTAGTAAAATTGAGACACGTTTATTTTTTGACGAACGTGGACTTGACAAGTATTACGGACTACTGGAACTGGGTGAACGATACGGAGTCTTTGAGCGTGTTGGCAATCGTATTAAGATTGATGGTTCTTCTGTTTATCCTAAATCGATTCTCGCAGACCCTGAAAAATACTTCACTGAAGAAGTAATGATTAAACTCGAAGAAGCAGCACAGAAAGAATTCTCTTATGGCAACTGAGCGCATTCAACAAACTATCTTACGTAATCTCATCTTCACTGAAGAGTATTATCGTAAGGTAGTTCCTTTCCTAAGAGCAGATTATTTTGAGGAGTATCATGAGAAAGTTATCTTTGAAGAGATCGCTGACTTCGCTGGTAAGTATGACAAAGTTCCTACTCAGGAAGTCTTATCGATTAATCTCCAAAATCGTAATGATCTTACTGACGAAACGTTCAGAGATTCGTTATCGACAATACGAGGACTCACAGACGAATGGGTTGACTACGAGTGGCTCCTCGACGCAACAGAAAAGTGGTGTCAAGACAGAGCAATCTATCTCGCCCTTATGTCCTCGATCAAGATCGCAGATGGAGGCGATAAAAAACTTTCGAGAGATGCGATACCCTCCATACTCCAAGAAGCCTTGGCGGTATCGTTCGACGAACACATAGGACATGATTATATTGAACAAGCAACAGACAGATATGAATTCTATCATCGCAAAGAAGAGAAAGTCCCCTTTGATCTGGAAAAGTTTAACTTTATTACGAAAGGTGGTATCTCTAACAAGACTCTCAATGTCGCTCTTGCTGGTACAGGTGTCGGGAAGTCTCTATTCATGTGCCATTGCGCTGGTGCCTCACTCACAGAAGGGAGGAACGTACTCTATATTACATGTGAAATGGCAGAGGAGAAAATTGCTGAACGAATTGACGCAAATCTTTTAAATGTTTCTATCAAAGATATTGCTGAACTACCTGAAGTTATCTTCAATTCTAAAGTTCAGGAGATCTCTAGGAAGACTAGAGGCAAACTTATTATCAAAGAGTATCCCACAGCATCAGCACATGCGGGACATTTTAAATCACTCATAAGTGATCTTAGTCTTAAGAAAAATTTCAAACCTGACATTATCTTCGTAGACTATCTTAATATATGTGCGTCAGCGAGGTATAAAGGTGCGATTGTCAATTCTTACACGTATGTTAAAGCGATTGCTGAGGAGCTCCGGGGTCTTGCTGTGGAATGTAATGTTCCTATTGTCACAGCTACTCAAACTACTCGTAGTGGTTATGGCAATAGTGATCCTGACCTTACCGATACTTCTGAGTCTTTTGGTTTGCCTGCCACTGCTGACTTTATGTTTGCTCTTATCAGTACTGATGAACTTGAACAACAGGGTCGCATCATGGTCAAACAACTTAAGAACAGATACAACGAAACCGCTGCCTCACGAAAATTCATGGTGGGAATTGACAGATCCAAGATGAGGCTGTATGATATAGCGGAGGATGCTTCTGACATCAACATCGACAATGACGACGTGGGAGTTCATCTCTCACAATTTTCAGACACACAAAACCGACTATCTAAATTTGCTGAGTGGAATGTATGACTATTAAATTTGAACGCTATGAAGAATTTGTTGCAGCAGTTACTTCAAAATCTTCTACAAACTTTGTTGATTTCGCTGACCGTATTGGTGAGCTTGATAGACAAGGTGCCAATATTGAGAGACTTCTTACTGCTGGCGTTGGAATTAATGCTGAGGGCGGTGAGTTCCTTGAGATCATTAAAAAAATGGTGTTCCAAGGAAAACCGTGGAATGACGATAATCGTGAGCATCTCATTATTGAGTTGGGTGATGTCATGTGGTATGTTGCTCAGGCTACAATGGCACTGGATATATCATTCGATGAGGTGATTGCTACTAACGTTAAGAAACTTGAGAAGCGTTATCCGGAAGGATCGTTTGATATTTACTTTTCTGAAAATCGTAAAGCAGGCGATCGTTAATATATAATACTCAATTTATTTGCCCGCTCTCAATTCTTAATTAAAATGACTAGTTTTTATCTATTTACAAGAGACTCTTGTGGTCCATGTGGTCTTGTTAAAAGATATATAAGTGCTCTCAAAGATGAACGATCAACTGTTATTAATGAAGTTTATCTTGAAGACTTTAGTGTAGAACCTATTCCCGAAAAAAATCTTTCTCTTGCTAAAAAATATGGAGTAAGTAAAACTCCTGCGTTTATTATTACAGATCCTAATGGAGAAATTTTAGAATTTCTTGATGGTGGTGTAAACATTACTCAGAACATTACTGCACTTTGGGACAGATATGCTTAGTCTCTGGATTCATACGGTAGCATTTTTCCAAGTGGTTGTGATGAACTGCATCCAACCAGTTAACTGGCAGTATTGCTACCGTGTGGACCAGTGGCTCTTGCCAGAAGTCAAGGAAGGGTATAGACTGTGGACAGGACAGACAACCCCATACCAAAATGAAAAAGATTATCTCGACCTCCCCTCTAAATAGTTAGACGGGAGGTTTTCTTATGGCATTTAATAGCATACCTAAAAACTCCTCTGAGATGAGAGCTCTTGCTGGGAGTAGTATTGAAAAGAAATACATAGGACCAATCATTCAGTTTTACAACCATATTAAAGAGCATTATGGCATAGAAGATGCGTTGGCATTTAATCCTAAAACTAAAGCAGGTAAGAGTTGTAAAATTATGCGTGGTTTGAAAGGAACAGTTGATGTAACAAAGGTTAAGAGACAGGTAGGATTAGATACTAATTTTAAAATTACTTGGGGTGATGGTAGCAGAGGTAATCGTGGCACAGGTAATAGAGGTAATTTATTTGAAGGACAACTTGAGAATGGATTGAACGATTGGATTGAAGATGGAGAATATACAAACAATCAATACAAAGGATTTATTGATGATTTAATTAAGTATTACGATCTAGAAGATTGTCAAGTTGTAAAAGTAGTTGCTGAAGGTGGTGAAAATAAAAAGAGACCTCTTAAGTATGAGAATGGAAATTGGAAAGTTGGCGATGCTGATGGATCACACTATGATATTGGATCTACAGTTACAGACCTTACACTGACAACAAAGAAAGGATCTAAAAAAAGTGTTATCTATCTTTCTCTTAAAACTAGTGGCACTACTACCATGTCTAACTTGGGAGTAAAAAAAATATTTACCAAGGATGATATACAGAAAGGTGTTATTGAAACTGATGTAGGATTAAAAGTTTTAGAAACTTTTGGTATTAATAACGATAGGTTTTGTAGAATTTTTAATGAAGCAGCAATGGGTAGAGTTAGAAGTGGTGGAAACGATCCTAACCCACAATTTAATAGAACTTTGTTGCAGGGTATGATTCGTGGATCTATTGGATATGGGTATCACTATACACACAAACAGGGAACTAAAATTAAAAATTTTCCTATGACAAAACAGTTGTGTGATCGTGCTACTAGTATCACTTCTGTAGTTGTCCACTATGGCGGCAAGACTGGGACAGGACAACGTGTTGATATCACGGTCAACACACCTATCATGGAACTTAAGTTTAACATTCGTGACACTAGTGGCAGTGCGGACCCATGGCCTGATAAACTACAGTCAGCGTATAAGTTTGATGGTGAAGCTGTGTTCAGTGTTCCTGAGGATGGGTACGTAGACTAATGGCAAACATTAAACAGCTCAAGCACCTAGAGCACTTGGAAGATGAGATGCTGAACTACGGCGTCGATGGGTGTAAGGCAGCAGTATCGTTTTTAAAAGAACTCCGCAAGATGCTGGGTCAGCAAGAGAGTGGTGGTTTTATGCAAACTAAATGGGACGGTGCACCTTCTGTTATCTGTGGTATGGATCCTCTCGCTAATATCTTTTTTGTGGGAACTAAGTCTGTATTTAATAAAGACACTCCTAAGATTTGTTATTCGGAAGAAGATGTTGACTTCATGTATAGTGGAGACCTTGCGGAAAAACTCAAGTTTTCGTATAGGTATTTTAGTAAACTTGGTATCACGGGAGTTATTCAAGGAGATCTTCTTTACACTTCTGATATTAAAAAAGAAACTATAAATGGGGAACTACTATACACTTTTAGACCTAACACTATTACCTATGGTATTCCAGTAGATCATCCTATTGGTAAAGCAGCAGGTAGATCAAAAATTGGTGTAGTATTTCATACTCATTATCGGGGAACTGACTTGCCTACAATGCAAGCATTGGCAGGAGCTCCTGTTGATACTTACAATGATATTCCTGAAGTTCTACTTGTCAAAAATGATACTCCTATGGATAGGGTTGGGTTCTCTAAAGCAGAGATGACTAAATTCAATAACTATATTTCAAAGATCGAACGTATGTGTGGTATCTGTGGTAATTTCTTGGACGAATTAGTTGCCAAGACAGGCACTACTGGTGATTCTAAATTTCATATAGCATCTTATCTCAAACAGTTCTTTAATAATGAAATCAAGAATGCTCGTAGTATTGTTAGAATTGATGAGACGATGTATGACATGTTGAACTTCTATGAGGAGAAAACAAGTAAAGAACTTGCCAAGATCAAGACAGTTGCAAACCTGACTAAGAAGAGAGAACTTGTATATAGTAGTCAGAACTACGTAGTAGATAATGTATACAAGTTCAAAGCAATGCTTACTTTGTATAAAGAACTACAAGCAGTCAAGCAAATGGTTATAGATAAACTTGACCACCTAGAAGAGTTCAGGACTTTTGTCCAAACAGAAAAAGGATATAAGGTCACAACTCCCGAAGGATATGTCTTACATAAAGACGGTGATATGATTAAGTTTGTCAACCGTATGGAGTTTGCTTACAATAACTTCACCCTACAGAAGCAATGGCGTTAAATTGTAATACTTGCTACTTTACATTTGGTAGGTTTCAACCACCTACCACAGGACACAAAGATAACTTTGATGGGGTGAAACGTATCGCAGGTAGTCATGACTATCGGATCTATATCTCTCAAACGTTTGATACTAAAGGTAAGAACCCCTTACCACCTGATCGTAAATTGTATTACATGAACTTGATGTTTCCAGAACATCGTGGTAAGATAATCTCTGGACCCAAAGATCCTGTTGCTATTATGCAAGACTTAATGTTGGCAGGATATAATGAAGTTGTATTTTTAGTTGGATCTGATCGTGTTAGTGCGATGCAGTTCTTACACAAATACAATGGTAAAGACTTCTCGTTCAGAAAGATCGAGATACAATCTTCTGGTAGCAGAGATGCTGATGGAGATACCTTTGCTATTTCTGGAACTAAGATGAGACGTGCGGCATTTGCTAACGACTTTAAAACATTTCGTTCTGGTATTCCCAGAGCATTGAATGACAAACAGTGCCAGCAAATGATGTCCGAGATACAAGCAAATCTACCTGTGAATTTTAAATGAAAGATTTCAAGAAACTACGAGAAGAAGCACTACGGCAACAACAGAGACAGGAAGAAATATTTAAAGAAGGTGATGCTGTTATGTCATCACGTACAGGAGAGAAGGGACATCTTCATAGAGTAGGTGGAAATTATGCTATCGTAATTTCTGAAGAAGGTAATATGTTTAGAGAATGGATTAGGAATATTAGATCTATAAATAATACGAGAAGAACCTCCTTGTTAAACGATGAAGTATCAGAAGACAGTCAATAGCGTTAACAATAATGACGAGTTTTCGTCTGAGTTGATGGAAGCATATGGTAAATGGATGGGTGGAGATACCTTCCAGAATACTACCATCAGCGAAGCAGCATTTGATGGTATGCCACAGCAGTCCAATGGTGCTGAAATTGAAGACACTACGGTAAAAGCAAAGAAAGCAAAGAAAACGGTCAAGAAAGAAGAAGTAGAAGTTCTTGAGCGTGAAGAGTATGAGATCGATGGCGAGATTTATGTCATCGAGAAAGTAAAGATGGATGGCGTTGATGACAACGGCAATACCTCTTGCTGGAAAGGATATAAGAAGCAAGGCACCAAGAAGAAAGGTGGTAAAGAAGTTAACAACTGTGTAAAAGCAGGCGTTGAATATGAAGGTGATGAACTCACTGAAAAAAAACTTGATCCCGTAGGCAAGGCAGATGCTGACATCGATAACGATGGCGATGTAGATAAGTCTGACAAGTATCTCCACATGCGTCGTAAAAAGGTCTCTAAGATCATTGGTATGTCAAAGAAAAAATGAAAACATTCAAACAACTCCGCGAAGAGTGCGATTGTAAAGACAAGGAACGTAAAGGTAAGAAGAAAAAATCTACCGTAGAAGTCATGCCTACTGTCAATGACGGACAGAAGGGCATGGTTACTAAACCTACTAATGAGTCAAAGAACTATCAGGGTCCTTTGTATGCTCCATGGTCTGCTGTTGTTAAAGGCAGAGGTTTTGATCCACTAGAAGAATCTTTTGAAACTGGTGTAGCAAAAGCAAGACGCGACTACCGTTCTGGAACACTTTTAAATTTTAAACAGTTCATGTCAAAATTGACATCTATTTTAGACGAGTGGGAGAAATAAATAGTTCATGCTCTATGACATGAACCAATGTTATCCTTTCTACTTCCACTAGCATCCAAAATTATTTCTGATGCTGTTAAAAAAATTCCAGAAAATGAAGAACTGGGCGAGAAACTTGTTGAGATCTGTCTTGCTATTCTTGCTAAAGCAGTTAAGTTAACCAAGACTGACATGGATGATCAACTCTTAGAAGTTGTATCAAAAGCGATTGCTGCTCGCGAAGATTCCTAAGAATATAAATAACCATTAGGAAAATAAACGCTGAATAAACATGTCACTATACGGAAGAACTGACAGCAATGCAAATAAAACCAAAGCTGGTGTAGGCATTGCAGCGTCAAGTCAAGCAAAAACAACTATCTATATTGATGAAACTGAGGCAGCACTAGAATCAAACAAGGAGCGTGGTCTAAACGCTCCTGGTTGGTGGTCCTACTTCAGTTACACTGATAGTTCGGGTGCTACTCGCCATAAAGCAGAGCAACTAATTTTTGTTGCTGGTGGTGATACCAACGGTAATGAAACTCAAGCAGATGACGCTCAGGCAGCAGACGTTGCGGTCATTATTGACATCCAAACACAACCAGCAGACACTGCTGTTGCTGTTGGTGCTGCATTGCAACTTGTACTTGCTGCTACCGCAACACCACCTGCAGATGCTTCTGTTCTCACCTATCAGTGGCAGAAGAAGAGTGGTAAGCGTTGGGCAGATGTTGCTGGTAAGACGGCAACCACATTTGATGTTGCATCTTATGCAGCAACTGATGCTGGTTCCTACCGTGTCAAGATTAATTCTACCAACGGTGCTACCGAGAAAATCTCTGCTACTGCAGTTGTAACCACATCATA